GTGCCATGTTAGGATCAAGAGAAGCTTCCTTTACAGGCTCTTCTACTGTCTCATTAAGAAGCTGATCTTCAGTAACCTTTACTTCAGCCTTTGATGGGAAGTATGTTTCCTTGATGATAGCTATCTTTTTGCGAAACTCAGCAACATCAGAAAAGTCGATTGCTTCAGTGAGCTTTACAAACTTATCTTTCTGAGTGTCAGTCATTCCTTCTGAGAAAGAAGCAGTGATATCTGCTACTTCTTTTGTAGTAACAACTTTCATAAGCTCGATATTCTTTTCAGTTGTTTCATTAAGACGGCTCTTAAGTTCTTCAACTTCAGCAGCTAATGACTCTACAACGTTAACTTTATCTTCTGGGATATCGATGTAGTGTTCAGTAAATACTGCCTTAAGACCGTTAATGAATGACTCAGCAATATCAGTTCTGATATTTTGCTCAATAGCAAGCTTATTTTCTTGGATCCATTCGGCTACAGCATAGTTTAGATATGAATCTACATTTTCAACCATTTCAGTTGAAATGTTGTTTACTGATTCTTCTAAATCTGCTGCATATTGTTCTTCTAAGCTCTTTGCTTTAGCTTCGAAATCTTCCTGTACCTTTGCAACTTCAAGATTAACTCTAGTTGATACAGCTGCTTCAAAAATTGTAGAAATCTTTGATTTGAAGTCTTCTGATAGATCTTCTGAACCACCAAATACTACTTCAAGATCTTCTTTTACTGACTGCATTGCATCTGCATGTGCACCAGATGATTTAATTGAAGCTTTGTTTTTATCTGAATTGTCGCCAACTGCATCTTGAGCTGCTTTGTTAGCGTTATAAATGTCATCGTTTGATTTTGAAATAGTTTCTACTGCCTGTGCAAGAGTGTCAGCACTCATCTTTGATGCATATGCTACCATCTTTGCAAGAAGGTCAGACTTTGAAACAGTTTCGTTACCAGCGATAGATGCTTGATTTGAAGATGCATCCTCAACAACGGCTTCTGCACCGCTATCGATTACTTGATCTTCTTTGTTTAATTCTGTGTCAGACATTAATTTTCTCCTTAGGTAATTTGAAATATTTATATATTTTACATATTTGAAAGAAAATGTTTAAAAACTCGTATCTTAGCTTCTTCTAATTGTTTTTTATCTTTTTTAGATGCTGCTTCATTGATTACTTGCTTAGCCTTTTCTAATTGGCTAGCTTTGAGAACACCATTATCCCAGATCCATTCTACACCTTCCATGATGCCATTTACGAATGCATCAGGAGCGGATGGATCTGCTACTATGTCAGCAGCAGTAGCTAGATAGAAATCTCCTTGGACTTCCATAATACCGTTTCTTTCAACTAGAGAACCCATGCCTCTAGAAGAAACACCTAGAAGAGCACCTTCTTTCATAAGATTACTCACGATATTACCATAAGGAGTGTCCATAATTTTAGCACGTCCAATGAAATTATCGCCTTCTTGAACGAGTGATTTAATCATATGAGATACTCGTTCTAGATTGATAGATGGTCCAGAAGGATGACCTAGCTCACCGTATGCACGATTTTTATCAATTTGCTCTGCACGGTATCTATCAACTTCTTTAGCAAGAAGCTCAGTAGGATATTTACGACCGTTACGGTTCTTTAAATTGCCTTGTAAAAATATACATTCAATGTAAAGACTCTTTTTGCCTTCTACACCTTCTTCAGTTATAATTTTTACGTCTTCTACGACTTCAGTAATGAGTTTCATTGTTAGTTCCTATAAGCAATTTGTACTGCTCTTAAATTAGTTCCAGTTAAAGTATCTGTAGTAGCTTTTTCTACATTTACAGCTTCATAAGGAGTAAGAGTTACATTAGCGTAAGTAGCAGTAGTGTTTGCAATGGTTAAAACTGTAAGAGAGTTATTAGCATTTGTAACTCTTACTAGCTTTGAACCATAAACAGTGTTAGCTGTTGTTAGGCTTATTTCTAAACCGTAATCAGTATTAGCAGATACACTTAAAAATTTATACACAGCTGACATTATTAGTACCCTTGCTCCTGAGCAAATTTAAGAAGTTCAGCTTTACCTTCTGCTGTAAGCATTTTTTCATTAAATTTAACTCTATTATTTTCAGATAAATTGTTGTATAGATTATTTAGGGAAACCTCTTCCGCCATAGTAGATTTACCACTATAAGCTTGACCTTCACCACCGATAGGCTTATTTCCAGTAGTAGCAGGGAGATCAATCTTTTCCTTAGAAGCGAGTGGATCTTTCTTAATCTTATCTACACTATCTTGAGCCATATTTTCTTTACTAAGAGCCTCTGATACTTTTACTGATCTTTTAGGTAATGCTGCCCATCTTACAGCAGGGCGTCCAGTTTTAGGGTTAGTAGCTTGAACTGCAATACGCTCTCTTCTATCCGAAACAGCAACTTCACCTCTAGCTTCATCTACTTGTGCATCTTCTTTTACTGATTTTGCAAGTGATACCTTAGGACGAGGAGCATCTACTATTGCTTTACCAGTCTTGAGAGTCTCATGGAATCTATCATGAGAATGTGAAAGTGAATGCTGTATTGCAAGACGATCAGATGCTTTTGCATTCTGAAGCATTGAGAGTGCTTTATGTGCATGTGCAGATGTTATTGTATGTGTCTTACCGTTATTAAAAGTAACTGGCTTGTTAGCTGAGATTACTTTATGTAACTGTGTATGAATGTTCTTATCTGCTTCTTGATGATCATCATCACCAGCTGGTTTTGAACCATCCTTACGAGGACGACCGCGCTTGGCTTCATCAACTTGTTCTACTTCTTCCGTGAAGTGAGACATTGCAACTGGAGTCTTAGTGCTTGAACCACGATGAGAAAGATGAACAGTATCACCTTCTCTGTGAGCAGTTACCTTAGACTTAGTTTCATCTGTAAAAGTGGTGCTCTCACCATCTTTTAATTTACCAATTGCTTCTTGATGTTCTGGGTGTAATGGAAAAGAATGAGATGACCCATGGTGTACAGTAATCATTTTACCCCATGGGTGTGTAGACTTTTTTACAGAAACTGCTTCTTCTAGTTCTACTTCTTCTTTTTGAACTTTCTTAGAAGCTCTGTCTTTGATTGCTTTCTTTAACCAAGAAGGTGCAGAGCCTGGTTCACGTGTTGCTGCATCTCTAGATGCCTTCTTAATATTATCCATTGTTCCTAATGCTTCATCTATTTCAGTTTCTTCAACTAAAAGATCAACATCATCTTCTTTTTCTTCTCCTAGACGGTTAAGAAAGGAGCCATAATTAGCAGCCATAGAAGAACTTTGAGAATAATTATCTTCCATCTCATTTTCTTCTTTATCTTCAGGCTCTTGCTTTACGTTTGGTTCTGAATACATCATATAGTCGTAAACAGAATCAATCATATACTTGGCTTTAGTAATCTTTGATTGTAACCATGCTTCAAGTTGAGTATCATTCTCTAACATGTCCGCAAGTACACCAGCTTTATCACAGATAGCATTTAGTTCTGCTTTAGCCATTTCACCTTCGTAATCAAAATCAGCTTCTTCAGCTAACTTCTTTTTAGCTCTTAAAAGTTTGAAGTCGTGAGCGTCAATCTTATTATTCTTATTAGCATCAATCTTATGTTGATCACCTTTTAAATCTTCTGCTACTCTTTTTGCAGTTGCAGTAGCAATGGCCATCTTCTGTGCCATTGGCATACCAGGATGTTCACGCTTTAAAGCCTTGGCGACTTCTTCACGCTTTTTCATTTCAGCAGGTGTAAGAGTCTTTTCTTCAACATGTTCTGCTTCTTCTTTAACTTTAGCACCTACGTGTGTAGCTTGTGCTGCTAGCTTTCTAAGAGCTTCTCTAGAAGGACCAGGTGTAGGTAATGGTTTCTTTTTGAGCATTCTATTGCTTAGAGTATCATTCATATGATGTCTAGCAACTTTATCCCAGTTGTTTTTACCACCTTCATCAACTTGCTCTACTTCTTCATTAGCGCGCATTTTAGCGAGAATAGCACCAGCTACTTTTTTTCCAGCTTCTTCTGAACCATAACGATCAGCAGCTGCTTTAGCAATCTTAGCAAAATTCTTACCGGGCTCGCCTATATCTTTACCTGCACGAGCTGCAGTAGCAGAAAGAGTAGATTCATTAATTTCTACACCTTCATTTCTTACTGCATCTATTGGCTTGTAATCTTCACCAGGACGTGGATAGGAAACTTCCTTTACTTTGAGACCTTTATCATATGCTGCAATATCTGCTTGATTTTCATAAGAAGCAGTTGGAGCATCGTACTCTCTCTTTAGACCTTTGAAAAGAAAATCTTGATCAGTAACACCAGGTACAATATCTCTGTTAATAGCAACTAGAGAACCATGCATGTCCTTAAAGTTCTTTTCTCCTTGGGAGAGAGGTTGCTGTATTTCAGCAATGATCTCATTAAACGTTTTCATCTGTTATTCCTTCGGTTGAATCTGGTTCTATTTGTATATTTTCATCCGGAGAGGTCTCTTGAACTTCTTCTACTGGAGCATCTATACCATTAGAAGAACCAAAAACGCTAGCTGCAACGTCTTGATACATACCACCAACAGCATCTGCAACCTTAGATTGCATAATAGAATCTAATGCACCTTTAAGATTAGCTGCATCTTTATTCCAAGCATAACCAAAAATATCTTCAACGCTACTCATATTTCCTCCAAAAAATCTATGTGTTTTATTTATAATTACCTTGAATTTCCTGCACCTGGTACATTAGGTTTTAACGGGATTGCAGGAGTTTGTTGTTCTTCTTCTGGTTGAACCTGTGAATTTAAAGTATTAATCTCAGATTCTGGCATAGGTTCCATGGAAATCTCTTCCATCATCTGTTTTATATCTTCATCTGTTTGCATGAGTATGTTTTTACGAACCCACATATCTGAAAAATATTTACCGATAAAAGGCTGAACATTATTTAACAATTGAAGTCTATTAGTTAAAACTTCTGCTTCTTTAAACTCTTCAAAGTGATTATCAATAGTAAAATCAAAATTAATGTTATTTGCAATCTCAGGCCAGTCAGATTCAGAAACTACACCTTTAAGTATTAATTGCTTTTCTAAAGCTTTTAAAAGTAACTGAGAGAATCTTCTACGGAGACGACCAATAAATTTTGTAAACTTAACTTCATCTCGAGATATTTCTGCTGCACGTCCTAAATTAAATCCTGCAGAAGAAGGTTCTAATCTAGACATAGGAACGTTAAGAGATTGAAATAATTTTCTCTGAAAATATTGAACATCTGCCATTTCACCGAGATTTTGACCGGCAGGTAGTGTGGTTATTTCTGTACCACGATTACCTTCACGACGAGGTAACCAATAATCTTCTAGCATAGTCATATACTTACGATCGTCACGAATTTCACCAGTAGCAGCATCATATACTAGTCGGTTTTTATGGCGAACCATCATATCTCTTAGATATTGTTCTGCTTTTGCTTTAGGAAGATTACCGACATCAATATAGAAGATACGGCGTTCAGGAGCGCGAGAGATACGATAAATGACAGTAGCATCTTCTAATGTTCTTAATTGATTAAGAGGTTTAATTGCTTTTTGTAGATAAGAATACACCATTGCATTATTCTTATCCATAAGACCTGAAGTACAGTGTAAAATAGCATCGGTAGCTATTCTTATACCTGCAGTACTAGTAGTATCCATTGGAACACCAGCATTACCACCAGCAGGTAAAAAAGTACGGTCGTTATAAACATAATACTCTCTTTGAGTATTTGTTACTGTAATTCCACTTTTAGATTTTCTTCTTACTTCGCGAACTTTACGGATTTTACGTGGATCAACATAGCGAAGTTCTTTAATACCATTACGAGGATTTTCTTCATCGATGATAACATGATAGTACATTCTACCATCAATATACCATCTTTTAAATAATTCGTATGCTTCGTTTTGAAAATTAAATAATTCAAGAATAGTATCAAACTCATCTCTGATCTTATCTTTTACTGAATCAGAGTAGTTAAGTTTATCCGTATTAAGTTCTACTATAGAACTAGCATCTGTATCAATAGCTTCATTGACAATATCATCTATTGCCATTTCTATTTCTGGATGTAAAGATACTTCACGGTATTTTGAGACAAGTTCAGCTTCTGTGCGTGCAGTGCCGTCTAGGTCAATATATGTACCGTAAGCACCACCAGCTGCTACTACGAGAGCACCGTCGTCTTTTACCTCTGGGGCAAAAGATTCAACAGGCTCTTCCTTTGCTCTTTTGATTTCAAATCCAAATAATTGCATAATATGTCCTTAAGAAAGAGAGCCGCTATAGTATTTATAACGGCTCTCGATCTTAATCTTAAGCACCGCCTGCATTACCAGTAACGCCATTTAATACCTCAAATGTATCGTACTGGAATGTAACTTGGAACTCTTCAATTTCATCTACTGAAGCCCAAGCAAGATCAATTGGAGCGATTGCTTCTGGATAAATTCCGTTGAACTGATATGTTCTAAGAATTTCACCAGCTTTACCAAATTGAGTAACAGTTGCTTGTGATTTGTAGTTAGAAGGAGCTCCAGTTCCTAATGCAGTAACGTTTTGCTGATAAAGCTGAATGGAGTTATTCCATTGTTCCATAGCATTACGTACTAGGAAGTCTTCATCATTGATGATTGTAACAGTCCATGGATCGAATCTACGATCACCTGCCATCTTAAGTCTTCTTCCAAAGTAAGGTACTTCAATAAGACCTAGAATTGAACTAGGAATCTGAGCAGTCTTACAAAGGAAAGGTAACTTAAGATCAGCTACTGGATTTACTGGGTTGCTGATAATCACCTGGAAGAGACTTGGACGCGCACCACCAAAGGTAAGCTGGGCGCGGATATCATTAATATTGAACGCCATTTTTGTGTTCCTCCCTTACCTTAAATGCGACCAACGATTTCTTCAAACTCTACACCGGTGCGTACTGCAACGAAGTTGAGCTGAATGAAGTTAATTGAACGAGCTGGCTTGATGTAAATATCACCACGGAACTCGTTACGATCAATAACTTCAGGAGTATTATTTGTAGTATCACAAACCACTCTAAAGTCATAGATTCCTCTGCGGCCTTGGATATCACGTAGGTAAGGCTCTACAAGATTACGGAATGAAGCTCTTGTAAAGTCATCATTGAATTCAAATAGAGCAGACTTAGCAGCTGTTGCAATGGCTTTTTCAAGAACAATGAACAATCTACGTACGTTAATTCTATCGAATGCTGATGGTCTTCCTAGGAGTGTCTTATCACCGAAGAGTACAACACCTTGACCTGGGAAGTTAACTACAGGGTTGATGTCTACCTTATAAAGCTCATCTCTATCAGCTTTATCTGGATTGTATGCAAGTTTAACAATGTTCTTAATGTTACCTCTGTTGAACCCTGCTGGAGAGAACCATGGATCTCTTACGCTGTCTGTGCGTACGCAAAGACCAGCAATATCGCCGTTTAGAGGTACCCAACGATACACATCGTTGTACTTGTCATATTGATATTTGTGACCTGAATCGAGCACTGCATAAGAAGAAGCTCTTAAGAGGTTTCTAAATGTTTTAAGTTTAGTAAGTTCTTGTCCAGGTACATTAACAGTATCTGTGTTATTTGGAGAAACGAATGCTACGCAATCTTTTCTATATTCACAAATATTGTCTATGATGTAATTTGCTACCAATTGTCCAGAACCACCAGTTGCACGACCACCAAGTACTAATGAGATATCAATATCTTCTGCAGATGCAAATTTATCATAAGCAGTCATAATTTTTGCAGGTGCAATAACAGATTCTGCATCATCAGATCCACCACCATTGAATGATATTGTATCAACCATGGTGTTTGTACCGGTAAGTTTATCTATTGATGATGTTGTTGTAGAAGTGTAATTATCTTTACCTGGCCATACCCACTGTGAGTTATTCTTAAGAATATCTTTCCAGTAAATAGAACCACCCTGTTCACCTTTTGCATCAGAAGCTCTAGAAACGTTTTTCCAAACTTCAATAATTTCACCAGGCACTCCAGTAATATTACCATCTTCATCTGCTACAACGATATGCATTTCGTCAGTCTTAGTTGTATCATTTACACGAGTAGCAACATAATTTGATTGACCAGGTGCACCGTCTACTGAATTAAAGTATTCCCAGTATCTAGTAGCTACTGCAGTAGAAGAGCTGTTAGTTATATTAACCCAGTCAGTCTTTAATTTGCTAGTTTCATTAAGAGTTACTGTAACTGTGTTACCTGAAACAGACTTTGACTTAATCTTAACATATTGTGTACCAATAGTAGTGTTACCAATTAGGATATAGTCACCTACTGTAAGTTCTGAGTCAACAGTTGTAGCCATAGCACTGAGATCAGCTCTTAGATAGAGAGTAGTGCTTCCAACTGCAACTTCCGCAACTACGTTTGATGTAGTATTTGCGTAACCAAATGATGATGTATATGCATTTGCATCTGGACAGATAGAAATCTTAAGTGAATTTCCTAAAGAACCAGGGTATTTTGCAACAAAAGCAGTGTTTGCTTCAGCTTGAACTGTTGATTCTTGACTAGTCCAATCTGTGCTGTTTTTAATAAAATAATTTACAAGAGTGCCAGTATTTGCTACCGCATTATAATTATCTGTATTTGCTGCTCTTGAAATATAAAGCTGGTTTCCATATGCTAAAAAGTTAGCAGCAGTGAACCATGTTTCGAAATTATTAGCTGTTGGTTTTCCGTATGTATTAACTAGTTCGTTTTCAGAAGAAATCAGGACTGCTTCTTCAACAGGTCCCCATCTAAAAACGCCAGCAAACGCACCTGTAGTAGTTGATACTGATGGTACGATTGTAGTTAAGTCAATTTCTGATACGTTAACACCAGGACTTACTTGAAATGGCATTGTTTTCTCCTTTATGATAAAGTATTTTCAGTATCTAGTAAGTTTATTTATGATTTCTTAGTTTAGAAGAAATCTATCAAACTCACTGACTGTCAAAATCCTATCGGATGGATCATCTTCTCTTCCATCATCGATGAGTCCAAAAGGAGTAAACTCTTCTTGTTCTTCTTCTATTTTTCTACGAATATCCGTATTTGAGACATCCTTAAAATAGTTCTGGCTAACCATCCATCCGAAGAGAACCAGACACATCACTAAATCATCATGGTGGCCATCTTCGGCATTGTAAGTACTTCCATCTACTATATAGGTTGAAAGCTCATTAATAATATCATAATCATTAAGAATTATTTTATTACTTTCGATTATAGTCTTAAGATTCGAGCATCCAATTCTCTTAGTGATCTTTGTAGTTTTTATACCTAATCGATTCTGATTACCAGCAGTTCCGATAATAGTACCTTTTCTGCCAGACATTTTTGTCATAACAACATTGTCATATTCTAGATCTTGATGGAGAATATTAACAACCTGTGATCCTATATTGACTTCTACTAGAACTGCAGCATTATTATAATATTTTGCAATACTTTCTAGAAGTGTTGGATACATGAGCTGAGATATATTAGCATCTTTATATGTTGCAACTACTTCATAAGGAACTGTAGAACAATCTATAATTACAAATGCAGAACTATCTAAACCTAGCCCTTCAGATACATCTACTGTTATAGAATAAACATGGTCCTTTATCGGTTCTTTATAGATTTTTACATTATGTATTTCTTTAAGAATTGGGTGGTAAACTAATTTAGAGAGAATAGAAGGATGAATTAGAGTGTTAGCTGAACCTAAGAACTCGCACTCAAACTCTTGTCTAAATTGATCTATAGAAGTACTTCTGATCATCTGCTCTTTCCAGGCTTCATCTCGACCTGGAACATCTGACCAGTGAACATCAACTCTTGCATAATCATTGTTACCGTTAACAGAGTCCATCCAGATCTTATAGAATAGATTCATACCGTTAGGTGTTGATGTGATCAGAAGTTTAGATGATGAACCGGAAGTAATAGTAGGGAAGACCGATGCAAAGAAAGCATCCTGAACGTTACGAGGCACGAATGCAAACTCGTCAAGATAAACTAGATTATAAGATTGACCACGTACTGCAGATGATGACGTTGCAGATGCAAGTATCTTAGAACCATTCTCTAATTCTATGTTACCTTTATTCCATTCAACAATACCCTGCTGTAACCACTTAGGGAGCCATTCATATGCAAGTTGTACTCTAGAAAGAATTTCTCTTGCCTGTACTTGTTTGTTTGCAAGAACTGCAATATTATAATTTTCATTAAAAAGAATCTTATGAAGTAGATACCCTACAACACCTGTAGTTTTACCAACCTGACGAGGCATCTTACATACTGTAAAACGATTATCATCAAATACCTTAAACATTTTCTTTTGATAATCAAAAGGTTTAAAAGGTTGTAACCCTTTATCTACGGTAACAATCTTAACGTATTTTTCACAAAAGTATTCAACATCCTTAGCACATTTGATATACTCTTGGATTTGCTCTGTAGTATAATTAAGTTTGACGTCTTTGTTCTTTAGGTTTTTATTACCTAGATATATCTCGCTCATCTTTGATTGCTCTTTTAATTTCTACAACCTTTTCTTTTTCTATAAGCTCGATACAAAGTGTTGTAATTTCAATATCTTTTTGTATGAAAAACATTTTAGTTTTTAGTTTTTCTAACTGCTCATTATAAAATCTAAGTTCTTCTTCTTTTCGTCTTTTTGTCTCGTAAATATCAGTAAGTAAAATTATCTTACCTTCACTCATTAGACTTATCTTTGATCATTTTAAGGAGATCGGCAGAGGTTAAAACAAGGTTATTATTTGTAATATTCTTTTGTTCTGGAACGTCTTCTTTATCTAAGTCTTTTTTAACTTTTGCTAAGTTCAACAGATCCTTGTTTGCCTCTGCCATTGTCTTTATAAGATTAGTAGCAACTTCAAATGCTCGTGCTGATTCTGATTGTTTGGCAATATCAATAATATCTTCTAGAGCATTCTGACCCTTTTCAATAATATCATAAAGGTTTTGACGTGCATATTCATAATCATCATTCTTCTGTGCTTTAATAGCAGGGAGAACTTGAGTAATTTTAGTAGTTTGCTCTAAAGGTTCTATACCTAAAGAATCAGAAATAATATCTTTTTTAGCTGCCATAATTATTTTCTACTGTCACAATATAACCAAAATTATCATCTTCATCTATTGCAGATAATGCTACTGAAAGATCCGCATTAGAAGTAGGTTCACCATCTGCAGTTAATCCAGGTCTAGTAGTAGTTGTAGTTACACCTGTATTAGCAGTAGTATCTGAATATAGACGGACATCAGTAAGTTTAATGAGTTTACTTTCTGTTACAGGTCCGTAGAAATAACATTTCATTACAAAATTAAGTGAGAATACTAAAACTCTTCTGGTTAAGAAGTCTGCAGCATATGTATCATCTATTGCAACTGAATCCAACACTAAAGGTATATCAGTGACATTATCAAAATCATTACCTAATAGTTTTGCACTCACAGTCCATTCTGGTGTAAAATACGGAAGAATTTGCTCAACTATTCTTAACCCGTCTTCCATAGTTTTAGACATAATATCTAATCTAAATCCAATATCGTAAGGAACTGGATTAAATACTTTATCATAGACATTCACACCATTAAGAGTTTTTCTTGAAGCTACTTTATTAATTGTCTGCAATTTTCTTGCAGGAGCATAATTAATTGATGATATCTCAAATGCCATTCTTGGAAGTTTAATAGCAGTTAATGCAGTAGCATCCGGGTTATCTTCAATACGAGCAAGAAACTTTTCTCTAGGACCATAAGCAATGGGTACTTTAAAAGTTTGTTCTAGACCACCTGTTGAATTTTTACGTTCAATCTTTATATTATTAAAGAGAGTTCCAAAAATAACAACATACTTCTTAAAAAGTGAATTATAAAAAGGAGAACTTGAAATCATTATGCTCTCCTATCACCTTCACTAAACGGATCTCTTTCTGTAAAGTCTAGGAAGTCTACTGCTTCAGTTTCAAAGAATTCATTCTGGGACGATTGATCTAATTCATCTATATCATATTCTTCTTTAATTAACTGATAACCATCTTCTGTAGTTAAACTTACACTGGTTTCCGTAGTAATAATATATGGATCTGTTGTTGTAAGAAGTGCGTTATAAGTTTTATCAATAACATCAACACCAGTATTAAATACTTCATTAGAGTATTCAAACAGTTCACATACAACATCATAGAATTGTAATGCACCCATTTGATAGAATACTGGTTTCTTATTAACAAATTTAATAGTATAAAGAGTCTTAGTAAATGGGAACCATATAAGATCAGATTCAATTGGACGATCTCTTTTAAGAAGAGTACCTACTTCATTATCGAATACTCTCATTGCAATAGAAAATGTAATTTGATCTCTAACTTCGACACCAAACTTAGATAGGAATTCTCCATCCCCTTCAAACCCATCTACATTTCTAATGTACATTTCAACTAAAACTGCTTCACCATACTCTGCAAACTCTTGTTCTCTAAATGCACTATCTCTATTAATAATTTTTCTCGGAATATAATAGTTATCAACACCATGAATCTTGATAGACTCTATGATAAGATTTTCTATTAGTGATTGCTCACCAGAAGAAGAAAAATTATTAAAATAAAAATTAGTGGCCATATTAACCTATCATATCTGCAACAGGTAAACTGTAGCTGTTGATCATTTCTGCTTCTAGTTTGTCTATCTCTTCATGTGCGTCATTATAGATTTGTGTACCGTTAAAGGTAATACCGCCTGGTAACTGAACGCCGTTAAACTTAGTAAGATTAGAACCCCATTGCTTTTTAATGAGCTGGGTAGCATATCTTTGCAACCATCTATCTGACCATACATCTGAATATGTTTCAGGATCTACAACCTGGTATGCTTCTATTACAAGATAATAACCTTCTACTATTTTAGTCCAATCAACATCAATGTAAAGTTTATCTGTATGTCTATTAAATCTTATTGGTTGCTGTCCTACTAAAAGCTGTTCTAGCATTTGAATATGCTGGAATGCCATATAATAGGGAACCATAGATTGGTATGTAAGAGTATAAAGATCGTTAAGCGCTATTTGATATCTTATGTTAAAAATATTATTAACAGACATATAATTGCCAATATCAAATATTCTTACAGCTCCTATAATATTTTCAGGGAGAGTAATATATTTGTTGGAAATATCACTTGCAGTAACTAGATGTTTATAGTATACTTTCTCTGTACCATCGAAGTGATAATCCCAATAGTATTTGAGAGCTTCATCAATACGATCTTCAACCTGATCATCATCCACGTTGATTTCAATAACAGGTTTGCCGAGTTTTCTCAGGCAATATTCTTTAAATTCTTCTCTAGATGTAACTGCCATTTAAATATCCTTTTTAGATATTTATGAATCCTGTTTATATGTAAAATCCAATGATTTTACCGTTTTTATCAGAATACTTTCCTGGATTTATATTTACTGGGTTGTATACAGACGCAAACGGCGTCAGAGGAGGAACATCTTTTCCGTCTATGCATAGTTTTATATTAGAAAAATATACCCTTTTTAGTGTTGTTCTAAAAATTCTATAGATTGATAATTCATGTTCTTCTACTTTAATAATATGGTTTCTATTAGTGGGAACTACACACCAGTACGAACTATCAGGTTCTATAGATGTTATAGTTACTGAATTACAAGAATCGTGAACTGGGTAATAAAGACGTTCCAATTGAGATGTAAAAATAGGATATGTCTTGTGATTTTCGTCTAACTGCTCAGTAACATTATCATCAAAAACACCCTGAGGTTGACCATCTGTTAACCATTCTATTTTAAATGTGTTTAGAGAGACATGATAGCGATTATAATTTTCTGTACTAAAAGTGCCATGATCAAAATTAAAGATAAACTTATCACCAGCTTCAGAAAAAACTGCACGATCGCAGTTTATACCTGCTAATCTGAAAACTTTGCTATCAGTCATAGTTATCATGTTAAAACAGCTCCTTCAGGAATTAATTCACTTAGATCAAACTCATATACTTTATCTACTTCTAATTTAGCATTTTCTATACTATTAAAATTCTTTTTACTATCTTCTTCTATTTTTTGATTAGCAGCTATCTCAACTCCTTGGATTGCAATAGCATAGATAGTTTCACGTAGGTCATCTGGATTAAAATTACCGATATTATAGGTGTATTTTCTATATTCACCAACATCTAAATCATTTTCATCTGATGCAAAACTTACTACCAGAGAATGAGTTTCTTCATCATATTCATGTATCTTCATTTTCAATCTTTGCATTTTATTCCCCTTAAGTTGCAGAACCTAAACGTGTACCAATTGCTGCCCAAGTAGCATATTGTTGTCCACCTTGTATATAAGCTCCTCCTGCACCTGCTGCAGTCTGACCATTTTGACCTGCTGCACCTGGGCCACCACCTGCGCCTGCACCACCTTCACCAGTACCGGCTGCACCTCCAGATGTTCTGGTACCTGAACTACCACCGTTACTACCTGAACCGCCTGAGCCAGGAGTATAACCAGCACCTCCACCACCACCAGAACCACTAAACGAGCCACCACCGTAACCACAGGATCCGTATGTAGTGCCACCACGACCAGCACCACCACCGCCACCACCACCTGCAATAGTCCCATAATTGTATATTGTAGTGGGGTATGTTAATAATATTGCAAGACCACCGCCTTGACCGTTAGAGCCACCACTACCTCCGCTACCTGCATTACCACCATTACCACCTTTACCTATTATAACACCGTTATTAGTAACTCTTATAGTATCACCAATGGTAAATCCACTTATATTTAATGCAGCTGATGTAGATGTACTTCCAACGTAAACACCAGAATTAATATTGAGTCTGATATCACTTTTACCTGCTCTATACCTACCAGTATTCGATGCAGCAGTTAATAGATTGTAATTTTGAGTATCAGAAGCAATAGATAAATCTATACTCGATCTTAAACCACCAAGACCTAAAAATACATTATATATTGACATATCAAGTCAACCCTGCACCTGTAATAACTGCATATGTCGGATTAATAAAGAGAACTGTACATAAACCTGCTGTTGCGAGTGTTCTACTTCCAGTAGTAACAGAAGGCTGTCCAGCCCAATATAATGTACCTCCACCGCCTTGTACTATAGTAAATGCAGGACCAGAATTATAAATTGTTATTGTATCACCTCCAACAAATATGCCAAATGGAACTGTCATAGTTCCACCAGCACCATTATATACTACTTTACCTGAATCTAAAGCAACTAATGTATATCCAGAACCTACAGGATTCATAGGTACCTGTCTTACGTTACCAATTCTATCTGAAATAGTATTAGAAGATGATAATATTGCAGAGGTACCTAAAGTGACATTTGCATAAAATGTACTGTTACCACTAAAATATGATAATGAATTAGAAAAAAAGTTTGTATTTGATGTTAGATTAGCATTATGGACATGTTCACCTGTAAATACAAAGTAGCCAGTAGTATTCACTGCTTCTGATAAGGAAGCATTGAGATCAGCAGCAGTAAGCGTTTCACCAGCTACATATGTCTTACCCATTTTTTACCCCATTATAAATTCGTTTGATGGCCAAGGACCAAGCACTTTAGGTTCTTCTCCAGGAACAGGTCCTAATCTACCAGCTCCTGATGGTGATTCAAGAGGTGCATTAGATACAGTAGATCCTGCTATAATAACTGCACCACATCCGCAAATACTACCGGATACAGCAGTAATAGCACTCTCACATTTAAAATTGCCTGACCCGTTTACTATAGGAGTAATACCATGACCAGGGATAGGACAAGAATGTAAATCTCCTACCCTGGCTGTCAAAACTCCTTCAGTTTTAGTAACGGAAGCTGATGATATAATAACACCACCATGAGAACTTCCGTCACCAAGTCTTGCAATTAATGCCATTAAGCACCTAGAAGACCTTTAAATTCTTCTGTATGCTTCTTACGATCTTCAAGACCAATAGTACCACCGTTAATTCTTTTTGTAACAGCAGTAACATCATCTTTATCTGCAAGAGCATTAAGACCGTTCTTATTCCAGAACCATGCTGCTGATTCACAAGCACCTTCTGGTGTCTCAAGGTAGGCAGCACATTCTTCTACTGAAATGCCCATATCAGCAGCCATTGCTGAATAATTATTCTTACCAGTCAATTGGATCAAACCACGACCACGATAACGGAAACCATCACCTGATGCAGTATCGCCATTTCCCATACGAGATGCATAAACTACGTTTGCAATCTTTTCTGGTTGACGAGCATATTCAGCCGCACTACGACCTGCATTCTTGAAGTACTTTGGGAATACTTTATCGAGGCTTTCTGCTGAGTAGTTAAGGTTTTCTACGATTGCTCTGAAACCACCAGACTCGTGAGCAGTCTGTGCAAGGAAATGTGCAAGACGAAGTGGTGTATTGATACCATACTTCTCTGCAAACATTTCTAAACTACCAGCAAGTGCTTTAACAATATCTGGCTTTGAGTTAGGATAACCATGTTTAATTTGTTCTTCTGTAAGCATTATATACTCCTTATACTATATTTTCGTTATACATTATGAACGCAAGATCAACTCTTGGAGGTTTATATTCATAGGATTGTGACACAATAATATTAGTCACATTAGATGCATCTGAAGGTGCTAATTTGAAAGTATTTGCTGATGAAATAGCATGTGTATGATTTAATGAGTCTTCAAACGTATGGCTACCGATATCAGTTGCAGTTCCAAAACCAGTATCTTCACCAGTAAGTGGGCCTAAATGTGAGTGATTACCATTAGCTTCCATAGTGATATCAGATATAGTCATGGTGTTAGATGAATTATATACTACATCATGATAGGTATTAGAAGTATCAAAATTAGCATAGATAAAATAACCTCTAAGATCAGGAGTACCTTTAGTACCGTCACAAAAATGCCAGTTAACTGGCAAGCCTGCAGAGTTAGAATATACTCCTGGATATAATGTACTTGGTCCTATAGAATAAGCAATAATAACACCGTTCGCAATTAACGTCTCATCCTGAGTTGTTATCCATGCCTTTAGTATTTTTGATCTTAATGCAACATTAGCAGTATATGTTATCTTATGATTGTGAATACCTGCATCTAATATTCTGTAGCCTTTTTGATTAGTCTTATTTGATCTACTTCTATTAATAACCGGTACTGATTCATGATTATGTGATAATACAGTATTAGATAATAATGAGAATGATAAGGTGTTTGCTAAGTTTAAAATACCTTGTTCATTATTAGTTGCAATTAGTGGTAGTATTTTATTATTTGCAGAGTATGTGTGTGAACTATCATCTCTGGTATAGTTGTTAGTAGGAAGATCATCACCAAATACTAAAACATTCTTAGGAAAAAAGTAAAGTTTCTTGTCGTTATAAGTTGTAGTAGTGGTAGTGAGAAGTGGATCACGAAGAATTGGATTTACTGCAATTGCATTTATACCTTGTATAGTACCAGTATAATCTTCTTCACCATACACTACACTTCTTAGTGAATCTGCAATACCAGATGAAGAATGGTCATGGGTGTGATCACCAAATTGTAGTCTATAAGTTGCAGGTAGTACACCGTTGTTTGATGCTGGTGAATCACCAGATATAGATCCTAATGCATTATAAATTGTACTTCTTACTAATGTGCTAGGACCGTGTGTATAAGATTCAAAAAGAGTTGCACCAGTATTAGGCAAGCTGGTAGAAGAAGAACGACATACACCAGTATTTGCACCCCAATTGTTGTCTGATATTACACAACTAATAAGAGGGTTACTTTTTAACGTAGTTAATGTGCCATTTTCATCATAATAAGATGCTACAGGGTAATAAATGTCTGAGTATTCTCTGTAATTATCATAGTTAAGAGTACCAGAAGGTGTACCGGAAAAATCTTCTACTCTTCCGTAATAAAATAGAACTGCATTATAGGGTACATATGTTTTGTACCCACGAGGTGCATTAGTTTGTCCGTCAGTTCTAAAAGTTCTTGCAAAAGGCATAATATTAATCCCTTATGGTGGTGGGAAGCCTTTAGCAGACATTACTCCATACCAGGAAGTACCACCGTTAAACGTGGTGATTGAAACAAAATCAGTGTAGTTTGCATTAGATGTAAGTGTAGGTCCTTCTGGAGAGTAGATCCCCTCACCTGATGGCCATACAATAGTTTGATTTGACCAATCTACCGTTCTACCACCTGTAGCATCTTGAGTTAATGCTAATGAAAATGTATATGCTTTACCTGCATTGAGTCCAGCAGTACTTAAAATAATTGCTACTGATGCTGCATTTAGTGTAAGAGTATGAATATTACCATCAGCAAATTCTAATGTTACTTCACTTCCTGTATCACCTTTAACATTAATTACTTCACTATAACTTTTTAATGATGGTGATATAACAGTGTTACCGTTAAAGTTTACACTAGTACCGAACGAATTAGTTACATACGAATTGCTATCAAAGTAAAGACCGTTAGCAGTAGCATTTACTCTTACAAAGTGATTTGCTTTTGATGTATAACTAGAAGGGACGTCAGTAAGAGTAGTGAATGCAAATGGTGTAGTATTACCTGGATCACCAGCCGATCCTTGATATCCAACTGAACCTTGGTATCCTGCTGATCCTTGGTCACCTACCGATCCTGTATAACCAGTACCACCTAATGAACCCTGGTAGCCTGCAGAACCTAGATAACCTACATCACCTACTGACCCGGTGTATCCTACAGAACCTAGATAGCCTGTGCTACCAATAGATCCTTGATAACCTACTGCACCTTGAACTCCATCATCACCAGTTGATCCTGTATAACCAGTAGAACCAAAGTAACCGGTTGTTCCTAAAGAACCTTGATAACCAACTGATCCTGTATAACCTACGATTTCAGCAAGATTAATATTTGCTAGTTCTGCTACTGATTGATTAGACCAGTATGGTCCAGAAGATCCAATAACAAGAAGCGCTCCTACATTAGCTTGTCCGCCTGTAGAATTAGCTGTATCAATCTGTGAAACATAGATTTTAGTTGACATCTTATATCCTGATAATTATATTACTAGTCTATTTATAATCACTCAGGAATTACTACTTCATCCCAAGATAGAGTATTTTCATTCCAATTATAAATCTTACCATCAGTAGGATAAGGAGTAGGAGCTTCCCAGAGACAAGTAGTTTCATCTAATGTCCAGCTATTAAAAGGCTTAGGTGGAATAAACGCATCACGACCAGCATCATAAGAATAGCCAATTCCTGCATAATTTTTACGAAGAGGGGTCCCACCATTTTTGTGCTGACCAGCATATGTATTATAACTGGTTTGGATCCAGCTTGATGGATCGCCTACTGCTCCGGAATTAATAAAATCTTGTTCTGCAACTATCACCTGAGTTACAATGTTGTTTTCATCAACATGTGCAAAATGACTCATTTTATACTTCTCCTGTAAATTTTATTTTATACTATTTATATTACCATACAGTTATTATTGCTAACCCGTCACCACCTCTTCCACCAGTACCACCTGCACCATTACCAGCGTTTCTTGATGATCCACCACCACCGCCGCCGCATCCATAGGCGCCATCACCTCCATTACCTGTAGTTCCTGTTAAGTTTGGTGAGCCTCCTCCACCTGAACCACCAGTACCATACATATAATTCGAATTCCAAACACCAGGCAACCCGTTTTGTTCAGGTGCACCACCAGATATTGTTTGGGTTTGAAATGCACCGGTTATTTCCGCTCCTGCAAACCCTGCAGCGCTTGCACCAGTACATCCTCCCCCACCTGCACCACCTCCTACTATATTTACACCTAATGCCTGGCGGCTGTTGTCAGTTGTTGAAGTACTAACAAAACCTCCACCACCAGCTTGTCCTGATGTTGAATTAAACATAACAGCAGAACTTCTTAAAAGTAAGGAACCTAAACTTCCTGCTGCACCTCCAGCACGAGAGCCAGTACCACCACCAGTGCCACCACTACCACCGGAGCAACTCATAATATGATATTGTGAATTTATGTAAAGAGGATACCATGCAATAACACTATTAGTACCAGATGAACCAGTACCACCGGTAGTAGCTGCTCTTGCCCCGCCGTTCCCACCAATACCAATGTTTATATAAATTGTTTCAGGTAAGTATTCTGTTGGCATTACCAATGTAGCTGTAGATCCTGAACCTCCACCTCCACCCCCTGCATATGAAGAAGCTGCTCCAGTTGGTTGTGAGCCGCCACCCCCTCCACCACCAGCTCCTATCAATAAAAAACTTATCATTTTTACTTTATTGGGAATTGTAAATGACTGAAATCCGGTGATTTGCGCACCGGTAGTAGCGGTGAATATAAAAGTATCCCCGTATTTTCCTATTGTGTCATTAAGTGTTGTCATTTATTACTTACCACGCTAAGATTATTAACATTCCAGGTCCACCATTTCCACCAGCACCCGCTGTTGTACCAGCTCCGCCACCTCCACCTCCACATCCATAAGATCCATCACCACCTCTACCACCAGTACCGTTGAACCCAGCACCTCCTGCACCACCCAAGGAAGCAAATGGTTTCAATACCATTGTACCATTACCTCCAGGTGAGTTAGCAGCAATTGCACCACCTGGTATTGTTGGTAGAATTTCAGAAAATAAGGCAGAAACATCTCCACCAACACCACCAACGTTACCTGTTGTGACCCCACCTCCACCGGCACCACCAGTTAAAGTAAGGTTACCAGTACCACCTGCGGAAACACTTCCTCCAGTCGGCGCAGCGCCGCTGCCACCAGTACCACCCCCTAAACCGGTAGTTTCAACAAAATAACATTGACCTGATAGAGGGTAATTCGTTGAGAAATTTGTTACACCAGGATTAGCACCACCGCCAGCACCAGTAGTTTGAGTTCCAACGCCACCATCGCCACCAGATGCACGTGCTAATGTATTACCTGCAGTAGATGTGAAATTAGTAACTGGTAAAAATACTATGGTTTCTGAACCATTAGTGCCATTTGTACCAGATGCCCCACCTGCACCGCCTTTACCAACAGCATATGCAATTGATTCAGGTAAAAAACTAGTGTGATAAGTTGCGGAGAGCCATGATCCTGATGCTCCTCCTCCACCGCCTCCCCTAGCTATACCAGATGCAGCTGATCTTCCTGAACCTCCACCGCCTCCTCCGCCAATGCATATAAAGGTAATAAAACTAGCTTTCTGAGGTATATTCCATTTACCAAACGTATATAATACAGCAGATGATGGTCCGGGACCATATACCATATATGCAATATCATTTTCGTCAAAATTTAAAAACATTTTTAAAAACACTTCATGATTATTAGACCAGGGCCACCAAGACCACCAGCATCAGCATCAGCGGTAACACAAGATCCACCACCACCTCCACCGCAACCAAAACTACCATTGCCTCCAATACCAGGAAGAGTGCTGCCTGCCCCTCCACCTCCACCGCCTTGACCTGCAAGATGCGGTTTCCAAAACCAATTACCATCCCCACCTCGGTTGCCTCTTCCTGAGGCATTTGACGTCCCACCTGCAATAGAAGGAAACCATTCATTATTTGATACAACACCACCACCTGCAGTATATCCAGGTGTAACAGCTGTTCCACCCCCACCAGCACCACCAGTCAATCCAAAAGAATTAGAAAGCATAAAAGTAGCATTTGTACCTGCTACACCCGCTGCGCCACCAGCAGCTCCTATTACTCCTGCTACACACTGATACATAATAGCAGAGCCAATAAAAGGCGGCGGTCCCAAAGAAATATCAGTTGCAGCTAATGGAGCAGTACCACCAGCTCCACCTGCAGTACCAGTGGAATCACCTCCATTACCTCCAGCCTTAGCAAATAATATTTTTACATATAATGAATTGTTATTATTTGGTTCAACTGCTATAGTAGTATCTGTAGTAGAAATGTTAAGATATAAAACAGAAGGTAAAAACTTAGTTGCAAAGATAGCTTTAGAAATAGCACCTGAGGATCCTCCTCCACCTCCACCTTTGCCTGTACCGTTTGCAATGGCTCTTCCTAATCCACCTCTACCACCAGCACCTATAGCAATCATACTAATATAATTTGCAGATGCAGGTATTGTCCAGGCTTTCCATTCATTAGTACCCGAAGTAAAACTACCTGGAAATATAAAAAGACCGTCATCTCTATTACTAGGAATATTATAAAACATAATGTTATTGAGGTTCAGTATACCATGCTGGTGTAGAAGGTTGTGGTTTTACTGACGTATAAGATATACCTTCTTCACCTGTTTGTGGAAAAGCAGTTTCATAACCATTTGTATCAAACCAACGTGTAATTTGATTATTCAATACTTCTTGATATAGTTGACCGTTAAACCCGTTTTCAACACTTGTAGTAAATTGCATAAGAATAAGTGCCATTAGTAATCTCCTCCTATTGCGGTAACCATAAATGTACCTGTTGAATAAGTACCAATAGATGCATACATTCTATATGAAGGAGGTAATATAATACCACCTCTTGTCATAGGAATAACATAATCTGGTGTAGCTGCTACCTGTGATGTTGTAATAATTGGAATTGTAATTTCAGCTATTAACGTATTATTTGTGGTTGTACTTAGAGTAGAACCATTGTTTATCCAAACACGAAAAGCAGTTGCTACAGTTGATGTGCCTGGTATATATTTTACCCTAACTTCAGTAACAATAGATCCGTTAGTTGCATCAGAAGTAAAAATAAGTGCAGCGTTAGTGAGATCTGCACCAGTAACAGCTGTTGCAGTTTGTGCCCATGATATCTCACCTATTCTTGCAAAAATTGGCTGTACATTGCCTGGCATTATAATCTCCTTACATTATTATTGATCTATATGAATAAAATATTGCAACGTCCCCAGTTGAACCTGTATAACCTATTGAACCCGTATAACCTAGGGAACCTGTTGAACCATCATAACCCACATCCCCTCTAGAGCCTGTGTAACCAATATCTCCTTTAGAGCCGGTGTACCCTATAGTAGAATTAGCATATGGTTGCCAAGCCGTATAGGTAGTACTATAAGCATATACCATCCCTGTTGTTGGGTTGGTATATAATTGACCATTTGTAGGACTAGAAGGAAAATCAATTGCCATAAATTACTCTTTTGTTTTTATTTATTCAATATATTTAAAATTTCATCAAGTTTATTTGTATTAACAAATGACACTTCATTTCTTAAATCATCTAAAAGGTTTTTAACAAACAATCTCCAGAATGCTTTTTGTTCTTCTGTAATATGTGAAGGCCATTCTGTAATTAATGAAGAGGGGATATCATTTCCGTTTTGCATATCTCTCCAATAGGGCCATGATGTACACTGCATAGCATATTTTTCAATAAGTTCGTTCATTGTTTTCTCTTATTGGTTAGCAAATGTTGATGTTGGTGGTGTAAAATTAGCTGTGTAGCGGGCATATTTAGATATACGAATTTCATCTAGATATCCATTAAGCAAATTAGCAGCTGCGTTAAAACCATCAGCCCCTATTATTGGCCTATTAGACCCTACAATATGAGATTGAGAATCTGTATATGTAGTACCCTTCTGTACCCCGTCTACAAATAATCTAGCAGATGTACCACTTCTACATAGAGCAATATGATACCATTGGCCAGTATTTAAAGCACCTCCTGATATTGCAGTAACACCAGCAGTTTCATATTTTAAATCACTTGTGATATATCCTAATTTAATATAATTAGTAGTTGACGAAGTGCCCGATGGTCTTGAATCGTAAAATGATTGGTTGCCGGAAGAATTTAAATATAACCAGAATTCTATAGTAAAATCACCTGCACCAAAAGTAAAATTATTACTAGGGGCAAAAGCTAAATAAGCAGTACCATCAAAAGACACACTAGTTCCATTAAACCTACTTTGTGTGGAACTAATTGCAGCTGCACCAAATGTTGTTATGTTATTTTTAGCAGTATGATCTATAACACCGGCGTTTGTTCCATTTAAAAGCAATGTAGTATTATTTACTACGGATAAAGGAGCTGTAGGTACAGTCAAAGTTGTTAATGTTGGGTCATATACGGGTGAGTCATTAACAATTCTCAAATTATAGAGATAGGCATTTAAGTATCCAGTACCTTGTGTACCTCTTCCTATATTCTGTGTAGCACTACCTGTTGCAAAGCTTGCACTAGAAGTTGTAGTTGCTACTCTAGAACCATTAACGAATAGTGATAGTGTGGTACCAGATCTTACATAAGCCATATGATACCATTGATTGGGTGTTAGATTACTATATGCATAATCTAAAATTACATCTACACCGGAACGTCCTAAACGCAATGCACCAGCAGCAGTGTTGACCCACACCTGCATTCCAGATGAAGTGCCATTATCAAATATATACTGATCACTAGTACTCCAGGCATTATTTTTATAAATCCAAAATTCAACAGTAAAATCACTAGTACCTATACCAAAAGCAGTAGAAGTCAACGAAAGATAATCAGTACTTCCATTTAAATAAATGCTACCACCTACTGTTGAGGTAGAATATGATGAAGTTGGTGCAAATGGGGCAAACGGTTGAATTGATGGTGTGCCGGTTAACGTCAATGCTTGGGTATTTGCTCCATTATCATAATATCTAGAATCTTGAAGAGTTAAAAGTTTTGTCTCACTACCAGTTGAAGTTATTTCTGTTGTTGAAGGTGTAAAATTAGCTGAATAAAGACCTGTACCTATGATATATCTCATATTAGACATATATCCAGAACCCCAGGTAGCACCACCGGGATCTCTCATGGTTGTCATTTTAAATGCTGCTGTCCAGTTATCAGAAACAACATAATCACTACCAATTTGTGTACCGTTTAAAAACATTTTAGTAGTACCACCAATTCTACTAACAGCAATATGATTCCAAGTAAAAGCTAAAGTTGAAAGACCTACGGTATAACTTATCTTTGAGGTTGCTGATGTACTTACACCTATATCTAATGATATTGCAGTACCTGTGTAGTAAACTAAAATTCTGTTAGTTCCTGAAGAAGCTTGTAAATTAAACCAGTTTTGTCTTCCAGAAGTGGCAGTTGGATATACCCAGAATTCTATAGTATAATCACTTGTGCCGGGAGTTAAACTAGCATCAAAATTAGTTGTTGCTAACGCATCCGTACTTCCAGATAAATTAAATGCAGCACTCCAACCAGTTTGACTAAATGGAGTGTATGTACCTTGATAAGGTTTACCATTTGTTGTTAAAGTTAAAGCGTTTGCAGAACTATCAACAAATACAGTATTATTACCGGTAGCATCACCGTGTATTAATAGAGTGTTGTATTTAAAATAAACATCAGAAGGAACATTAGATACAGCTATTGGCCAAAGTGAACTTCTTGAATATTTTTCATGTTCTTTCATTGACCACATACCACCAGCAACTGATGCTGTTGGATTATTAACTGATCCTATTAACCCACCATCTAATCTTACTCTAGGCATATCAACTTATCTGTTCGTATGTGACAAGTGCGGAAAGTGAACTGTTTGATCCAGCAGTTAACTGTACTGAAGAATTTTCTAACAAGTAAAATGATGTATCTTTGCCAACTACTACAAGTGAAGAGTTAGCAGGAACAGCAACACTTCTAGCAAGATATGTATTTGCCCCAGCATTGTTGTATTCTACATTTATACTAACAGCAGATGATAATGTGTTAATATTTGCAATTGTCAACGCATTAATTTTATAAACTTGCCCAGAAGATGATGGGTTGGCAACTACGTTTGTAGTCACTGTACTAACTGCAAGTGTCGCTGTGTTTCCATAAATTGTTGAAACATTGACTATATTAGGATTAGCCATAAAAAATTATCCTCCAAATACTATTGACATAGCAATAGATTTACCAACTGTTGTAGTATTTATTGCTGGTAATGTTGGTGATGCTACTACCCATTGTGATGTATCACCGTCATTGTAGTAAAGATATAATGATCCTAAATCAGAATTCCACCAGAGGTCTCCGGAGTTTGCTGATAAAGGTGCAGTGGCAGAGACAGTTACTGATGCTCCTCCACCTCCACCTCCTCCGGTACCAGCAGAACCAGTGTAACCTACAGAACCTTGAGACCCTGTATAACCTGTACCTTCTGATCCTGTATAACCAGCGCCAGTTGAACCAGTAAATCCAACCGAACCGGTGTAACCTTCACTACCTGTAAACCCTACACTACCAGTATAACCTACTGAGCCAGTAAATCCTACCGAACCTGTATAACCTATACTACCGGTGTAGCCTGTAGTTCCTTGAGAGCCTTGAGATCCAGTATAACCTGTAGTTCCTTGTGAGCCTTCAGAACCAGTATAACCTACTGAACCTGTAAACCCTACACTTCCTGTATCACCTTTAGAACCAGTATATCCAAATGAACCGGTATAACCAATATCTCCTTTAGACCCCGTATAACCTAAATCACCTTTAGATCCAGTATAACCTAAATCTCCTTTAGAACCTGTATAACCTTCTGACCCAGTATATCCTAGATCACCTTTAGAACCAGTGTATCCTAAGTCACCTTTGGATCCTGTGTAACCCAGATCTCCTTTGGATCCTGTGTATCCAAAAGATCCATCATATCCTGTTATACCCTGAGATCCAGTATATCCTAGATCACCTTTTGAACCAGTATATCCTATATTACCCTGAGACCCAGTATATCCTAAATCACCTTGAGATCCATCATAACCAGTATCTCCTTTTGATCCAGTGTACCCAATAGAACCAGTATAACCCTGAATACCTTGAGATCCGGTATATCCTAAATCACCTTTAGATCCTGTGAATCCTACTGATCCAGTATAACCAGTATCACCTTGAATGCCCTGAGATCCAGTAAATCCTATACTACCTGTATATCCTAAATCACCTTTGGATCCAGTAAATCCAATTGAACCCGAATATCCTATATTACCCTGTGAACCAGTATATCCAAGAGAACCTGTATAACCAATATCACCTTTGGATCCAGTATAACCAATATCACCCTTAGAGCCAGTATAACCAGTATCACCAATATCCCCAGTTCTAGCAAAAGTAATTATAGTATTAGTGCCGTTAACAAATGTTGTTACACCACTTAGATAAGAAATAGGAACTTCAAAGTGATCAGTTACTTCTGTGTGTATACCTACAATAGAGAACATTGCATAGTTTAAAGAATTAGCAAGATCTCTGATAGAGAAGTGACCTTTAATTGCAGAAGTAGAGTCGTCAATTGTTTGTAAGAACGAATAACTATTGGCTCCCAACACATCAATGTAATCAATATAGAGAGTGTTAGCATTAGAAAGATTTGTATTACTAAAATTAAGATAACCATCTGGAGTAGTTGTATGCGTAGTATTGGTTGAATAGATATATTCAAAGGCAGCACCACCAAATGTACCTTGTGGGCCTTGTGATCCAGTATAGCCAAATGATCCAACATATCCTGTGGATCCTGTGTAACCAGTAGCCCCTATAGATCCTGTATAACCAAAAGAACCTGTATAACCTACAAACGTACCTGCATCATTCCAAGCTGATCCTGTCCAGACCCACAAATGTCCTGTGTCAGTAGTAACATATGCATCACCAGCCGATCCACCATATGATGATGGATATCCTGGAAGATTTGTTGATGTTGAAACAGTTCCTAAGATAGTAATTGATGTACCATCGTTACCTCTTGAACCGGTATAACCTAGATCACCTTTAGATCCGGTAAACCCAGTATCACCCTTTGATCCTGTGAATCCTATTGATCCTGTATAACCCAAATCACCCTTGGATCCTGTATACCCTAAATCACCTTTTGATCCAGTATATCCAATAGAGCCAGTGTATCCTAAATCACCTTGAGATCCTGTATAACCCAAATTGCCTTTTGAGCCTGTATAACCCAGATCACCCTTAGATCCAGTATATCCATCAACACCCTGCGATCCAGTATATCCTAAATCACCTTTCGAGCCAACAAAACCTGTTGTTCCTTGAATACCTTGTGATCCTGTAAACCCAGTTATCCCTTGATCACCTTGTGATCCTGTATAACCTATAGATCCAGTATAACCCAGATCACCTTTTGAACCAGTATATCCTAAATCACCTTTTGACCCAGTATATCCAGTATTTCCCTGATCACCTTTAGATCCAGTAAATCCTGTATCACCTACAGAACCCGTATATCCTATAGATCCAGTATATCCAGCATCACCTTTAGAACCTGTGTAACCGTCAACACCTTGAGAGCCTGTATAACCAAAAGATCCAGTATAACCTAAATCACCTTTAGAACCAGTATAACCAATAGATCCAGTGTATCCAGTATCACCTTTAGATCCTGTATAGCCAGTTACCCCTTGAATACCTTGTGAACCTGTGTAACCTGTATCACCAATATCACCGGTTCTTGCAAATGTGATAATAATATCAAGACCGTTACTAAATGTGTTTGAACCTGATAGGAATGAAGTAGGAACGCCAAAGTAATTAGTATAATGTGTATGATTACCAGTAATAGCAAACATTACAAAGTGATTGGTGTTTGCTTTCTCTGTTACTGTAAAGTGACCTTTAATTGATGATGTAGAATCATCGATTGTTTGAAGATAATTATATACTGATTGAAAATTATCTGCATTTTCACTGATATAAAGTGTGTTAGCTTGTGATGCATTTGTATTACTGAACTTTAACCCACCATTACCAGGATCAGAGTTATCCGTGTTTGCATTAAATGTGTAATCAAATGCTGCACCACCAAATGTTCCTTGTGGTCCTTGTGAACCAGTATAACCAATATCACCTTTTGAACCAGTATAACCAGATGAACCAGTGAAACCAATCGATCCTGTATAACCTAGATCGCCTTTTGAACCTGTATAGCCTAGTGAACCGGTGTAACCAATTGAACCTGTATATCCAATAGAACCAGAGTAACCTAAGTTACCTTGTGAACCAGCATATCCGATTGAACCGGTAAAACCTACTGAACCAGTATAG